ATATTTCAATGGAATTGGCAAAAGTATCCCCAACTCTAATCTCATAACCCCACAAATCTAAATCGGGAACATGATCCCATGTAAAAATAAGCGTTAGTCCATATTGAAAGACTTTAAAGTTCAACACATCCGCTGGGGGAATAGATTTACCAAGGGGTCTGAATTCAATATACGGTGCTAAATCGACTGGTCCACCCTTTCCTGTGGTGTTGATCGTGACTACAGCAATCTTGTAATAATAGAAAGTCATCAAATTCTGTAGCCTATAAACCTCAGAATTGGTCACTCCACCATCCTGCCATCTTACAGGATAAGAATCTCCGATCAACCGCTTGGACTGATAATAGATGTGGGCCTTACCATAGAGGCTACTGGACGGCCTGGTGAAATGTACATCAACACAGTCGTTGATAGTCCCATCTGGCAAAGTGATCACCACTTCATCACAGGCAAGGTTGGTCACGACTGGAAATGGATTCAGTGCGGAATAGTCAGGGGTTGGTACAGGTGGGGTATCAGTATCTACGTTATAGACTGAATCATTATATTCCTGTCCGCTGATATGGAAAGTGTTATCCCCATTGTTTTTAATTTCCAGAACTCTGAAAGGCTTGTAAGTTAAAGCAGGTTCACCAAAAGCAAAGGGGTCATACTTAGCTGGCACCGGACTGAAAGTTCCATACAGAGTGCAAGTGCCCCCTGTAGCCGGATTATTTGCATAGAGTATGTTAAAATTAGTTAAAGTGTCATCATTATTTCTAACAGTCATCACATAATCGGTGCTGGTAATAATCTCAACCGGACGATCCAATACCACCACTGAACCTGTTGCAGAAACAACCCTGCCACCAAATCCATACTGAGGCAATTCATGTTGTAAACCAACCACATCCCCAACCTGGCAATTCAAGGCATCTTGTCCCACATCCCACTGGGCCTCCAAGGGAGTGACGGCATTGTAATAGAGTTGAAGCATAGCCCTACGCCAAGCCTGGGATGCCACCGTTATACCATGCAGGTTAATAGAATCTTCTCTTGGTACAGTGGCAAACAGATACCGGGCACTAAAAGTATCAGACTCCCAGTTTAAATCTTTATTGATAAATTCCACCTGTAACTCAGTAGCCCTATCAATCATACTGGTGTAAATCTGTTCCAGAGAGTCCTTGATAATATTACCCGTGTTGAATAACTGAGTGACTGATGGTCCCCCAAGATTTACATACGGCTTATCAAGAACCACTCGATATTTAGCGGTTCCACTGGGCGGTAATAACCACGCCCGAGCATTGTCAGCAACAGAAGTGGCCGCATCCCAGATGTTAGTGACCGTATCAAAAATACCATTAAAGGTGCAACGCTTTACATCTAAAGGATCATAGTCAGGTGGAGTGACCTCTTCATCACAGTGTTCGGCCCAATCAATAAAAGACTGAATGTCTATATCACTTGGTTGAATACCATCCCAACGCCTCAAAACCCAGTTGCTGGGCTCATACTTAAGACCATCCCAAGAATAAGTATTGGACCAGATCGGTTGAGTTAGAATATCAAAACAGACCCAAGCCGGATTATCAGACCACTGTAAAGTATAGGTAGAAACCCCCGTATAAACAGACACCTGTCGGCCTTTGATTACACAAGAGAAGTCAAGTGATCCGCTAAGTTTCTCTGATGCTATGCCCCACAGGGCAACTAAGGCCATCCCATTATAACTAATGTCATCACGTGTCCCAGTAGTGACATATTCAATTTCTAAATCATTTACCGAAGTGCAAAGGGTTGGTATATTGACAGTGGCACTACTACCACCACCAGTAATAGTCGTGGTGCCTTGAATTTCACTAACTGAATAACCAGTGCCTGTGTTTACAATATTGATAGAGGTAATAACCCCGCTATCTACTGTAGCAACCTCCAAAATAGCATCTATACTACCAGGAGTGTTCCCAAGAACACGAATGAGATCTCCTGGTGCATATCCTGATCCACCCACAGCTATAGTAATAGTCCCGACTCCCCCACTGTATTTATCGATGGTTGTTTTGGAAATTCTTATTTTATAAGAGTCCTCAGATAAAGGATCATAGTAAATCCCATACTGCGTTTCAAAAGCCCTGATATAATATCGGTAAGGCACCCTCATATTGCATACAATATCCTGGTCAAATACCGTTTGAAATAATACTGAAGGGCTTTTCCTCATCTCCACCTTGACATGACAAGCCTCATTAGCTACATCCTTGCTATCATCTAACTGGGTGTATAAACCTGTGGGAAATTTCAAATACACCCAACAGTCATCCCTATCTGTCATATCAACAGTGATTAACAACGGAGTTCCATAAAGGACTTTATTATTTCCTGGTGGGTCGGAGTCAACAGGAAGGTTCTCATAAACCTGTTGCCACGGGGTTATAAACTGTTGACTATTCCAACCGCCCCTAAAATCAAAACCCGCCACCTTAGTGACTGACCAATCCATAGGCTCATATCTACTGTTTATCACTATAGGGCTACCATTTATTTCAGCAGAGACAAATTGTTCAATCGGTCCTTTGCAGAGGGCAATTAGAGTGGTTACACTCATTTGGGAATCTATACTGTTACTACCGCCCAGATGACCGGCAATCACATTCCCTTTAGCCTTCATAGTCCCATAAATATAAGGAATGGCCAAACCAGCTTCCATAGTGGTAACAGGAGACCAGTTGTAGGTCTGTGGATTCTTATCATCTGCCGCTGGGTAGGAAACCCTGGTTTTACGCCCAGCTAAAGGGTGGATAGTATAACGGGGACTGCCAGATTTAGTATTAAAAGCTCTGGACAATCCTTGGTAGAGATTATTCCTTAGATTAAGGCTTGACCGGCCAGCAGTATCCTTTGGTCCCGTAACTGGTTGAGAAAGGGAAGCTAATTGGGCCTCAGTCGTCTGTTCCTTGTTGGCTTTTACTATCTCACTGATTAACTGATTTAATGTTTTACTTAACATCAGATTGCCTTAGTAAAAAGGAAAGCTACATTTGAATCATGGATACCAGGAAAGCCCCCAAAGTTTTTAATATTATTATAGGATTTACAAGTATCATAACTCCTATCACAAGTGGTTGGTAGGCCAACATATTGACATTCAGTGCCCTTAAAATATTTATATCGACAAGTCTTTGCAAAGAATCTATCAGGGGGAAACCGTTTGTCCAAAGCACTGTATAAACTACAGGTCAAGGTTACAAACTGGGCTGTGCAGGAAACCTGAAGAATATCAAAACTCCAGGTCAGGCTTGAATAATCCTCTGACAGGAAATTGGTGTTGACTATTACGATCGTGACTTTGCAATCTACCCCGCCATTGCTTTTGACAACGGCATACTCAAATGCCCTGGATTCATTGGCCACCAGAATTTGACATTCAGGCACCTTGGCATATACATTCTCATCTGGTAAATTTACTTGGATATTATAGGCAGTGTAAGGCACTCCCCCATAAGTCACATCGGTTAAATCTCCAGCCAGCCACATATTGTAGGGGACTGGAAAAGCGAAATGGACTAAGGGCACCCATGGATAGGGAGAAGCCAGCTTGTTTTTTTCAATGAGTAAAACATCAGAAAAGTTTTTCATACTTGCTCTAACGTAAATTTAACATCCCATCTGTTATAAGAAACATAATTAAAAACAGGTGGGGCAAGAAATCTAACATCATAGCTGGTCGAGGTGACTGGATCAACCCAAGTAAAATTATCAGCCCCACACTGGACTGTGTTAACAAAAGCACTGACAAGCAATTTATTGGCTGTATTCAAAGCGGTATAAACTACTTGCCAGGTCTTTCTGACCCTACTATACCTGGCCCTGGTCTGGACATAACCACCATCAAACTCGGATCGAATAACCGAATCCTCATTCTTTTCCGAATAAGGATAATTCGGACGAATCGTATTACCATCTTCCGTTAATGTAGGGAAACTGGGCATCTGTTAGTCCTTATGAATAGCCCAAAGCCTGACGGAAACGACCATTAGAATGTAAATCCTTGAGTAAGACATCTACAACAAATTGGTCATCTGCTATTCTGGCTACTCCGCTGGATTGAACTGTTGCACTGGATTGATTATTCACAATAACATTCACCTTGGGCATTATAGGGGGCAGATAGACAAACTGAGAAATCCCCCCACTTTTAACCTTCTCCACAAACTCCACATCTTTTTGACTAAGGACATATTCGCCCTTCTGGGCAATGATTGGGACTTCATCAGATTTAAGAGAACCGCCCCACGGGTGATATTTTAATTCCCCGCCACTATGAAACTTTTCAATTCCACCCCCGCCATGAAACATACTTATCAAACCGCCCAAGTGGAATCTCTCAACATACCCACCTTTATGAGCAGCACCAGGTATTGGGGGTGTCTCTCCTGATGGCGATTCTGGTGGCGGTGGTTCAGGTTCTTGTTGCTGGTTATACTTCAAATGAACATTAACTGTTTTATCTTCTGGCAAATTCTCAATAGAAATTCCTAACAAGCGGAGTATTCCGACAAAATCAGCCAAGTTAGGGATTTGCTCTAAAAACGCAGTTCCACTTTCGGCAATACCTTCTTTCATACCCTCAAGCAACGCATTAAGTAGGGCAGTCTGCTCAGCACCATAACCCATCTTACCGGAAAGTAAATCTTGGGCTGCGGTCATATATTCTATAGACCCAGCCGCAGACCACGAGGCCCCTGAAAGCAGATTTATTGAAGATTTTACCAACTCTAAACTTCCGTAGGCATTATAAGCCGAGGTACCCAAGCGAGCAGCAGCAGCCCCCGAAACCGTAAAGCCTTGCTGAAGTCCGATCTGTAATTTACCTTTTAATCTTTCGGCCTGATCAACATTAATCCCTAAAATACTTGCCAAGCTATCTAAATTACTAAACTGGGCTACCCCCGAATCATTGTAGATCAGTCCAAGCGAGTCTTGAAGTGCTGCGGCCATATCTTCTGGTAATTTAAAGGTATCAGCTAATTGCTTTATGGCGTCTTGAACAGAGGTAAACTGCAACTTCTCAAATTCCTGTGGAATCAATCCAAGGGACTGCCCTAATCTCTCTGCGGTAGTTTCGTTCACACCAAGTGTTTCTGATAGCTTGGCAATATTTTTCTCTGCAATAGCCGTTGGGTCTTGAATGTAAGCGATATTGGTTTCCAAACCCTTAAAAGCATCTTGAAGATATTGAGTTTTTTCTGCGGTTAGGCCCATAACATCAGATAAAAACATTACTGCCTCAGCCGCATCAGCCAGTTTGGGGATACCTTTGGTAGGATCTGGAATTCCACCACTTCCATCTTTATCTATTTTGGTAGCAAATTCATTATTTATTATTAAGGCATTGTTTAGGAAAGTAAGAGGGTCTTTGCTGGCAGCCATCTTATCTTTTAGATCATTCATTGAGTCAGCATACGCCTGTGTTTTAAATTCCCCCTGCCCTAAAGTCTGTCCAACATCAAGGGCAGCTCTTGAGGTTACGCCTAATGTGGCATTGAGAGGACCAAGAGATTTGGATACCAGGTCGTCTAATTCCTCCATAGTCATCCCAATTTCCATGTCTTCCCGTAAACTCATCATGCTGATAATCTTACCAGTGACATACTTATCCTGTGTTTGATAACTCTGCCCAGCCATCGGACCTTTGCCAGCTCCAAGCTCAGCCAAACTCCCTTGCTGATAATTAAATGTTGCTTTAGCCCTTTCTGGTTCGGCATACTGTTGTTGAACGGATGAATAGATCCCATACCCAATATAGGCAGCGGCTATAATCGGAATCAAGTATGGGGCAGCAGCAGAAGCGGTTGCCGCCCAGGTTCCTGCTCCTCCTTCAGCCGCTACAGGAGCCGCTGCCGAATAAGTTGCCCCTCCTAATTCTCCGAATTCTCCTGCCGCAAGGGATGCGGATGGTGCGCCCCCAGCCACCGATGCCGCCGGAGCAGCAGAGTACGTTGCCCCTCCTAATTCTCCGAATTCTCCTGCCGCAAGGGATGCGGATGGTGTACCACCCACTGGTGTTGCCCCACCCAGTGTATTTACATAGTCAATTCCAGTTGTTCCGGCTGGAATACTCGAAGGTGTGGATGCGGGTGCAATGCCCATGCTTTCTTTCAATCCGGCCCACCAAGTAGCTATCTCTTGGCCTATTTCCGTTTCCGCAACGTAATCGACTCCTTGATTCCAAATATATCCCGCCCCTTTATTAACGAGCAATCCAGCAGCAGACGATGCCGTTGATCCCCCACCGCCTCCTCCTCCTCCGCCACCACTTCCCCCAAGTCCAAACAAAGAGCCAATACCTGCAAATAAACCCCCAAGCCCCCCTGTCCACTCTGAAATCAGGTTCCAAATATCTTCAAGCCAACTACCTGTTGATTCAAATATATCCCCCCATTCTCCATCCCAGATGGAAGTTAAATCCATGCCTTCAAACAAACCTTCCCAACCAGTGACACCATCTTCTCCACCAATTAGGTCAGTTATATCTTCAAGGCTGCCATCTGTTATTGTATTTATATTTGTCCAATCCTCTTCAACAATCTTTTGTAAATCGTTCTCACTGAATGTTTCTTCCCAGGCCTCGACCCCTGTTTGGACTGTCTCATTGTTTGCGGCCATGCCCTCTGCTATGGTTCCATCCGTTTTGACCGCACAATCTGCTAATATGGCCTGCTTGGTTACACAGCCATCTTGTAAAACTTGGGCTGACCTGTCAACTCCATCCCTTGTTGAATTTACAATATCATCAGCGGCTTTTTTAATCCCTGCTGTCTGGTCGGCTGTAATGGGTTCCTTTTTGGTCCCTAATAAATCCTTTATCCAACCAGGAGCGGCAAAAGCCCCTGTCTTCCCTTTGCCTATACCTTCACCAGAAAGTAAATTCAGAAATTCCTGAACTATCCTTCCAGCCATAAAATCGGCAATCTTTTTGGTGATTGAATCTAAAAAGCCTTGCCAGATTTCCCCTAACCCTTTGGAGTTGTCAATTGCAGTTTTTTGGGCATCCAGTAATTGCTTTTGCACATCCAATTGTTTTAGCTGTG